TTATTTGAGGAGGGGCTTCTGAAGGTCCCATTGATTCTTCACCTAAATCTTTACTTCTTAATTGTTCTAAATATTGTAGAAATTCATTATTCTCTTTATTTTCTTTCTTTGTTCTATTCTTTCTATTAGCGGCTCCTGATTCGCCCCCTCTAGTAAAACTAGGTCCAGAACTTTCATCAATGTGTGTATGAGAACCTGTCCATCCTTTAACACCTTTCTTACCTTTCTGTTCATTACCTATTCTAAGCCCCATTTCTATTGCAGTTTTATAAGCTTTATCTTGGTCTTTTTTAGATAGTTTTTCAATACCTACTAGATCAAAAGCATTTCCTTTTGAATGATTACTACTTCCCCTGTCACCAGAAGTTACTCTAACTTTATCTCCATGAGTATTTTTAAGCCAGTTAGTATAACGTGCAGCTTGTGTAGATAAAGGTGTCTTCTGATTTTTAACCAGTGGTCTACCTTTATTATCTTCTTCCTCATACCATTTCTTAGCCATCTTATGCCTTTACTAACTTATTATATCCTATAACAATCTTCCCTATAAAGCCACATAAAGGAGCGCCTACATTTTGTATAAGACTTCCTAGTAAACTCTTCTCTCCTGCAATTTGTTTAGCCCAAGCCAAAGCTACAGGTTTAACTAGAGTAGTTAGTAATGTAGAATTTGCCATTGCTTTTGCAAGATGTTGTGCCCATAGGAAGTAACCAATATATATTTCTGGTCTAGCTTTCATTAGTTCTTCACTAAACGCTTTATCTTTATTATATAGTTCAGTCGATAGTAATCCTTGTCTATGAAGTTCCGTACATATAACTGTGCCTCCACCACCACCGCCACCTTGTGTGTTAGCCGAAGCTATTACAGCATCTGCGTTTAATTTAGCACCACGCTCTGTAGCGCCTAATCCGGCATAACCAAATCCAGAGGCTAAAAGCATCTTTTTCTCTTTGGCTGCTTGAGATAGATCAAACTGAGAATTAGCTGTAGCGTCTTTTTCAACACCTTGCTGAAGTTGCATACCTTGCATTTGTGCATCTCTATTTGCTATAATTAAATCTCTCTCCATGTTACCTCTAGCCTGAACACCTGAAGCTGCAATGTTTCCTAACTGCGCCCCTGCTGCTTGACCTTTAACACCGCTTCTAGCCATTGCTGCTTGAGCCGCTCTAGACTGAGATTGAGTACTACCACTTATACCCTCTATACCTTTTTCTTGTCTGGCTAAGTTTTCTGCTGAAGAATACCCTTTAGCCATTTCCGCTGCTTGGTCTTGCATACCTCTCATACGGTCATTTTGTTCTTGGCTGATTCTACCTAGACCCTCTTCACCTAAAACTGTTTCCCCAAACTGAATACCTTTAATAGTATCCTGCATTTGTTTATCTTCAAAACCGGCTTCACCGTATTGTTGTTTTATCTTTCCCGATACGGTGCTTGTGTCTAAATTATTAAGACTTTGAGCATAATCATAACCTTTCTGAGTGGCATCCATTGCGTTCTTTCTGGCTGTCCATTGATCGTTAACACCTTTGTTAGCCCCTTTATATTTAGCCGTTGCTGTCTGATAGTCAGTGAAATTCTTTGTTGCTTTATCTAAAGCTGCCTTACTATATTTACTCTCTGCCACTCTGTACTCCTTATTTTAAAAATATTACTGTTATTGTAACGCTTACGCCACCATTGTTATATAAATATATGTAATCACTTGTCCATTCTGTTGTGCCTTTAGTAACCAATCCGTTACCTGTCTGGTTAACTATTATATACCTAGTTGGTATGAAATTCAAGGAGTTACGGATTCTATACTCAGAAGTAGCTGTAATTGTTACTTCATGTTCAGCGGAGTTAAAATTGTCTCCAAACGTAAGATCTCTTAAACCAACGGCTAACTGTCTCGTCAAGTTAACCACATCCTTAATTCGCTCTAAATTAATCTTCATACTATTCCTTTATCTGAAGATCATAAGAAGCGGATACTTCAAGTTCATAACCAGAAATTAATACGTTTTCATGAAGCGTATTATTAGCAAACACTGTTCGTAACGACTTAGCTTTTTTACTAGCTAGTTTACTTGTCATTTGCTCTAATCTAGATTCACCATAAGGAAAATTTCCCCAAGAAGATGCTCCCCAACCCAGTGACCCTCCAGAAAAATCTAATGAAAAGCTAGATGCGGTTGCTTGAGAATAATCATGCTCTGTTGTTATGGCAAGTGTAAATTTGTCTGTTTCAAAGTCGTTGATTGTCCCGTCTAAACTATGTACCTTTAATCTAAGAAACTTCTTAGGTATACTAGGCTCTCCCATGGCTTCCCAATGACTTTTATAAGAAAAACTTATAGCGGTTACATGGTCAGCATAATCATCACTAGTACCTAGACTCAGTGTTTTAGATAATGTTGTAGTTACTGCACTACCTACAGGATCTCTTTCTCTAGCCGATGTATACAGTTCCCCATTATACTCTGCAATACCTCCAACAAAATTAACCTTATTCCATTCGTACCATGCTTGTCTATATAAGTCGTATACCATAATAAAAGAGTTTGTAGTATCCATATAGTTTTCAGAACTAGTCCCTACTGTAAACAATGGGAGAGATAATACATATAAATCTTTTTCAATCCAGTGATGAGCAATCGCCCTTTTCTCTAAGAAAGATCCGTTAAACTTAGGATCAACCATTTCACTTTCTTTTTTATGTCCTGTTCTGTCTACGCTATAAACGCCCCTTTTACCAAGGAACCATAACCTAGCGTTTATCTCTTTTATAGAAGCGTTAGCTACGCACCCAATACCATCATCAGCAAGTCCATCAACCTGAAAGTTATCTAACCCTAAGTCTCCTGTACATGTAATAATACTCCGAGGTTTAAATATAAACAGACTGTTATCTAATGATTTGATTCCAGAGTTACCTCCACCTAATCTAGATTCCGTTAGGAATGATTGGTCTACTGGGAAAGACTCTCCATCAAAATCACTATAATATACTGTATTAACATCTTCTCTATTTCCTGTCATTACCAGTTGTCCACGCCAAGTGTCAATATATCTACATGTCGGAGGTAAAGCCGGAACTTTTACTGAAGGTATAAAATCTATAAGTAAAGCAGAGTCTGCCTTAGTTGATGTATATGTTGTAGTTGCTGTTGCATTATCATTTATAAATTCTTCTTCTAGATAAAACAAAGTACCATCTTCTTTAGTACGCCATAAAGAAAGTTTAGTCTGGCTTAATATAGAGTTGTCTGCAATGGTTACTGCTGTGTCCAACGTGATTAAATTAGCCGCTACTGCAGTTACTTCTGCTACTGATACAGCAGCGGTTCCAGAATCTTTATAATATACTTGATCCCCTACTAATAAACCGTGACCTGTATCGACGGCTATTGTAGTGTCTGCCGAATGAGCACCATCAACAATGGCTTGAGCCATACCATAACCACCGGCTGCAGTAAGGTTAGTCATTGTAACATCACGACTCTCATTTAAAGCGGCTGTTGTATGAGTAGTTTCTGCACTAGGTGCCGATATCAATATATTTTGTTTAGCGTCTGTATGATCCATAGTGTATATCCACTTATATACTTTACTTCCTGCTGTTCCTAAAGAACCTGCTCCTGTAGTAGCGTTTGTAGGGAGAGTTGGTACTGGTAGACCTGCTTTATATACTCTATTACCGTCATATTTATGAAGAGCGTCATAACCGTTTGCAATATAAAGAACGTCTAACATTTGAGCATAACTAACAACTTCAAAGTCTGCTGCATTTCTTATTGCCCAATGATTCGTAAATGGTGCTGTATAAGTTCCCGGACAAGGCACTGTAGTCCATGTAAAATATGATGTAGACGTTCCTGTAGCCGATATATTAACTGAGCGCCCTATTGGAGCGTATGCAGCCGATTCTGTACCTGTGCTAGAGATTGTCATTGAAAAGTCCGTGACAGCATCTACAAGCGTCTTAAGCCCTGCTATGGTTGTGTCTGAAGCTCCCTGACCTGTACCTAGATCAACGGATAGTACTAATACGTTATTGTCAAATATTTCAAATTGAAACGTCGCCAATGTTGTATCTAAGTATAAATCGTAATAAGCAGTATCTGTACCTGCGTAAGTTATTGTAAATGTTTGTGTAGTGTACTGTTCTAAATTATCATCTACTGAAAGAAGTTCCTCAGTAATAATACCCGTCCCTATTTCAACATTATTAAACTTAATTAAACCTGAGCCTCCTTGTCCAGTATCTATTTTAAGCTGGCTTCCTGCTCGCTTTGACAATGCTCCTGTTTGACGAAACATCATGTTCTTAGCCTCAGTAGCCGCGCCTTGAGAACGGAGTAGGTCTGACACCCTAAGATCCAAGCCAAGTATGTTGTTATAGTATTTACTTATATTGTATGCCATAAAGCTCCTTTAAAAATTCCAATCGTCATCATAACTTATTATATCAGGAATCTCCATAATGTCATCTGATATTTCAGAGTATGCTGTAACGATATCATTTTCCATTTCTCTAACCAAAGCTAATTGGGCTTGAAGATCTGTGATGTTACTGTCTCTGTGTAGAATCTTTAGTGTGCAATATGCTATAAGGTATCTTTCAACCATTTCATCTAACAAAACGTGCGTAGAAGAATAAGCCCCTGCTACGACGTAATCACCAACTGAAATAGTCTCCCCTGATTCAAAAGCAAAAGCGGCATCAACTGTTACGACTCCTGTTGCAGCGTCTACACCAGTGATTTTGATATTTCGCATTTTAACATTACCTTCCTCGTCAACAATACTTATTCTAGTAAACTTAGCAAGTTCCGTAGAGTCTACAGAATCTGTTGATACGTTTAGAGCTAGAGCCGATATTGCAGAAGTAGTTAGCGTTACTGAAGCAACCGATCCTCTTCTAAGATCTAACTTTGGTAACTTGTGAGTATACGTTACTCTTAATTGACCAGAAGCAGATGTTGGTATAGGCACTATTAAAAACGCCCCCGCTTTTCTAATGTACTTTAGAGGATTACCGTCAGCACCTGAGTTTCTCTCGAATAGAGATCCCGGTCTTAGAGGATAGAAGTTATCTGTACCAGAAGTGTCTGAGCTAAATTCTACTTGGCTAACTTTATTTCCCATATAGGCTTTGTTTGGTAATGTATATGATTCTTGATTAGCCACAACTGCCGTAGTATATTCTGTTAGAAATACTGATGGATGTTTTTGTGTTATTAGGTTTTGTATTCTAAATTGAGCGTCATTAAGAAATCTAAGAAACTCCGCATCTTGGATACCTATAGTATCTGATACGTCTGTATTCTCTGAAGAGTTTCTTACATCGTCAATTAGATAACTTACATATCTAGACATTAAAATGCTCCTAATATATTTTGAGCCATGTTGTTATAACCCTCTGCAATAGCCTTACCTTTATCTTCTTCTATCTGACCCAAAGCAGCCAGTTTCTTTCCTTCAATTTCTCTTTGCTTGGATTTTTTAGCAGCTCTTGATTTAGCTGCACCCATGATACCACCGGCAACTGCACCTACAGCAGCTCCATATGGACCAAATGCTGCACCTGATAATGCTCCTGAAGTAGCTCCGTCTACGGCTCCACCTTTTTCACCACCTCCTGCCATTGTACCAAGTGACTTACCTGTAACACCTTCTAATAAAGATTTAGCAGCACCTGCTTTTCCAGCAGCATTTGAAAAACCTTCTCCGGTCATGTCTGCTCCACCAGTAGCCATAGCTTCTTTACTCTGTGCCCCGTAGTGTCCACCTATTCCAAGAAAACCACCTTGCTTTTCAGCACCTGCTGTGAAGGCTGCTTTTTCTTGCTGTTGATAAGCATACTCACCTTGAGCGGATCTCATCTTTTGCATCTCAGCGGCTTTAGCCATGTTTTTTCTACGTTCTTCTATTTCTTGTTGAGTCATACTTATTCCTTTTGAGGTCGTTAGACCGATTATTCTTTAATTACTACATAAGTCAATGACCCTGTAGAACCTGTTGATGTTGTTGCATATTCTAAATCACCTGCGTTAACCGTAAACGTAACACCTACGTCAGTACCCGTATACACTTCTGAGGGTATAGTTTCTGTATCAGTAAATCTAAGAACACCAGATTGAGTAACACCGTTTCTAACAATTCTATAATGAACCGCGCAAGACTCATCCGTAGATAGAGTTACTACTCCTGCAGTTACAGCCGCTTGGTTATCCGCAAGAGTTACTGCCGTAGCCAGAGTATCAATTAATGATGTACTAGTAGTTGTGACAGAAGCCGCGTCCATTGTAGCCGAAAGTATTGTAGCGCCAAAAGCAATCTTGTCGTCAGTCCCTACTTTCAACATATCGATATAGCCAGAATCAGCGTTATTCCTACCAGTTAGATAAGTATCTCCTATCATTGATGCGTTGGCTAGGTCTGCGCCAAGAGCCAGTTTATCACTAGTATTTACTTTAATCATGTCTATGTAAGCCGAGTCAGCGTTGTTACGCCCTGTAAGGTAAGTGTTACCAATCATTGAAGCGTTTGCCAGATCCGCACCTAAAGCGATTTTATCTGAAGCGTTTACTTTTATGGTTGCTATGTAGGCTGCGTCTGCCGCGTTTCTATGTTGAAGAGCTACGTTGTTTACAATGTTTAAAACCACTCCTACTTCAGCACCAAACTCTATTTTATCAGAAGCATTAATTTTAACTAGATTAATATTATCCGTATCTGCAGCGTTTCTTGATTTTAAATAACCGTTGTTGTCTAAACGAATCTTTGTATCCGTTACAGAATCGGCACCAAAAGATCCGGTTGATAATTGCGCTCCTGATCCTGAACCTGTGTGGTCATGTTGAGCGATCTTTAAGAACGTGTCTGTTCTCATAGTATCTGCCCAATCTGTACTGCCTATAGTAGGTACTTTTATAACTAACTCTGAGGCTCCCCCTAATGTGATATATGCCACTATTTACCTGCCTTTTTAGCACGACTTAAAGCTCTTGCTTTTCGCGCTTCTTCTGATTGATCTTGAGGTGTTGTATAAGATGGATCTACTGTCTTTTGTTGTTTATCCTTAGCCTTTTTGACCACATCTTTAAAAAATTTATATTCTGACATATTAGTATCTCCCTAGTTGTCTAGATATTCTTTTTCTACGTTGTAAGAGATCTGCTTCTTCCTTAGATCCTTCTGTAGTTTTATTTATTTGCTCATTAAGCGCTCTAAGAATTGCGTTGTTTTGTTGACCTTCTTGGATCTGGGCTGCGTCTAATTCTTCTTGTCGCTTCATTTGCTTATGTTTATTCGTACCCACTATTCGCTTTGAATCTTCATCAACAAGTTTCTTATTCGCTTCCGCGCTTTTCTTTAATCTAGTTAATGCTTTATCTAAGTCTAGGTTTTTCATGTTCGTTCCTCACGTCGAAGCTCTACGCCTCTAAGTTATATTTAAGTTTAATTGCAGCCCGTTCAGCCTGTAACGCTACCATCTCTGGACTGTCTAAACCTTTATCCAAGATAATGTGCATTACCTCTTCAATACTCCGGTACTCCGACCGTCGCGCCTCTATCTTCTTTTGGTTTCTGTAAGTCTTACTAAGGTTTAAGTTAGTCTCTGTTATAACATAGTCTGCTTTAACTAAATGAACTATAGTTTCTGGACTATACGCCGGATCCCCAACAACCCCTGATTCTGGAGTTATAACCGTAGAGATTATTCTAGATCTAAGTTCTTCAGAAATCGCTTCTTCAGAAACGTATCTCTCATTCTTTCCCCAACTCTGTTTAGCAATACAGCTATCAATCCAAGCGTTCTTCTTACTCACAGATTCAATCTTAGCACCAAAGGTACGTCCACTTAATTCATTAATAATATCTATTTTATACATTACTTGATCCTCGCTATGTTAAACTGGTTAGCTACTACACCATCTGATGTAGTAGTAGATACTGAACACCTAGCATCTAATTCAACAGTCTGACCTTTAGTTAGCTCAATCAGTAAGTCATTCTGTATAGTATGTGTGTTCGATGTCCCAGCACCATTGTCTAAGTGTCTTCTAGTATCTGTACCATCTATTTGAATAACTGTGTAAAAGAATTGTGATGTAGTTAGATTAACTGTAACCTCAGTTATGGTATTTATAAAGTACCAGCCAGAAATAGGTATTGTATATACACCTGAACTAAAAGCATTGTGAGTATCTTTAACTAAAGTATCATATGTAAGTACAGATGCCGTAGCATTTACTGTCTGCCCTGATGTATCAGTATACCTAGCAGCAACCGTTTCAGTTTCCAGAACAGTCTGTGGGGAAGCGAGTTTTTGTATGTGTATCCAGTGAT